GGCAGTTCTAAGTCTGTTTATTCTCTGCTGCTTTTTCTGTAAAGTGGTCATACTTGCTGTTTTTGATTCGGCTGAAGTATTCTTTCTACGTCCCCATTTCATACCAAGAATGCCGTAGTGCATCAATTCATCATTTTCTTTCGAATAAACCATTACACTACCTCGATCTGAACAGCATCGATAGCATGTCCAAATATTCCTGCGTAACCGTTCGATCCTTCACCATAATCGGTAACCCACGCAAGCCATCCATCGTCTGAGGTATGCACACGATATCTGACATGCTTTCCAAAAACTCCAGAAATATAAAACTGAAGTCCATCGATCTCACTCTTACATGTCCCGGCAAATGTGTCACCGCTTGAATCTTTGTCATAATCAGTACGCCATCCGAACCAAGGACCGCCTTTCTTATGAGCACGGTATTTCAGATAACCCGCTGTGCTTGCTTCACCTTTTGTCTTTGCTCTGAATCCAAGCAATGGATGTCCGAATACGCCAGAATACCCGTTACTGTTAGTAGTGTTATAATCTATGACTTCAGGCAGCCATCCTTTATCTTTGGCAAATACCTGATGTACGACATGGATCTTCGCTGTAGACGTTGTAGGTTTTGCTGCAGGTGTAGTCGGTTTTGGAGTTTTCTCAGATGTCTTTGGATTAGATGTTCCTGCTGAAACCGCAGCGTTAAGGATTCCCGACACAATTGCTGCAGAACATTTATCAGCATTCCAATGACTGTAATCATCCTTATCATCAACAAAACAACATTCCACTAAAATAGCAGGTGCCTTAGTATTGTTGAGAATAAAATAACCATGGGTATATTTTGTCCCACGGTTTGTAATACCAAGTGCTGATGATATATTTGCACAGATACGATCCGAAATAGCAGCTGTTTTATTACTGTAATTCCATACTTCAACCCCGCCGGTTTTTCCATCTCCGTTAGGGTCGTTTCTTCCAGAATTAAGATGAATTGACACATCAAGATCAACATTATGTACATTACACTTATTCTTGATATTATTCAGATTCTGTCCCTGAGTTCTACCAATGTCATCGGTACAATCATAAACGGTATGTCCTGCCGATCTGAGCAATTCAATTACTTTATTCTTTACTTTACGGTCTTCATTTACCTCATCAAGAAAGCCTGATGCTCCTCTACATTGAAGTGAATGTCCACCGTGTATATTGTAGATTCCCATAATATTACCTCCTTATGGTTATCCTTTGGACTTGAACTTAGCCCGATTTGCTTTATTAATTGCCTTGTAGTCTCTCATGATGTCTTTTTTATTGCGCTTCTTTTGTGGTTCTCTATAACTTGTACAAACTTTGATCAGAGTCAGTAATGCCATTTTTCAAATTCAACAGGAATACCTAACTCTATCATCTGATAGTAAATAACTTCGTTGGTTGTTATTTCCCTACGACCTGACTTCTTTTTGTCTGAAAAAGTAGTTGCAGTCATTGGGTTATTGATGTATTCATTGATTTGTTTTATATGTGCATTTGTGATGCATCGGTAAGCATTCGGGTCAACATTCTGAGTGAGTGTCATACATTTGATATAGTCAATAGTTTCTTCTCTTGTTTTTTCAACCGTATTAATGTACGGTTTTCTCCAATGTTGCTCCCATTTTGAAATCGATATCAAAGAATGCTCTAATTTAAGTTTTGTCTCTTTCGTATATATGAACTCCCCAACTTTATCGTCGTACAATTCTGTTTCTGGAATGGTTATCTGGAGCATATAAGCACCTCATTCCTGAACACTATCAACCAGCGATTGCCGGAGTATTTGATACACCGAAATCAGTAGGCATGATACCGTTGACAAAGGCTGAAGCTGTTTCAGCATCTGTAGCAAGTTCCATAAACAATTCTGAATATGCTTCTGTCTGTGCAAACGCATCACTGAGTTCTTTACTTTTTACAAATCTTTTTCCATCTGGAGTCTTCTCACCATATGCTTTCAGTATGAGATCTTTGAAAATCTTTACAATAGACGGTGTATCTTTGGATGAAACAATTTTCTGAATCATTTCAGCAAGTCCACCTTCTGTACTAAGCTCCATTTCTGCAACTTCTGCCTTATTGAGATTAAAATAAAAGTCTTCTTTTCTTTCCATCCCGTTGTAATCTGTGTAATTAATAGTTTTCTTTAACATAAGTCGGTTCTCCTTTCATAAATAAAGACCCCACCTTTCACAGTAGGGTCTCTAAATTCCATTTTGATTTTATGCTGCTTTATTTTGATATCTCACCCATCATAGAAACAATCTCACTAGGGAGCGGTAATGTAGGTTCCTCATTTTCTGATCCCCACAATTTTGCTTCCAATTTCTTAAGCTTTTCTTTATCAGCTTTGGTGGAATCGATAGTAATTGTAGCTGTCGGTTTAGCATTTTCAACTTCTATTGGTGTTGTAGATACAGACCAAGACATAGTTGTAGCTTCAGGACTATCATTGACTGTTGAATGTCCATCTTCAGAAGGTGCAGCCAGGCATCCGTATACGATATGGATTTTGTAACCATAATCGTTTCCGTCTACATCGTTTCCGATAAGAGATCGGTATGCCAGACCAAAGCCTTTACGTTTCTGCTGTCCGATAGTAACTCCTGGAGCCACTTCTTTAAGTCCATTGCATTCCTCGAATTCATCAGGATACATATAGGATTCTATAGTTGCTGCAAATTCCTCATTGGATAATAAGTTAAGATATTTACGGTTGTTGGCATATAATGCTGTAGCTTCTGCTCCGGATGGACTCTCATTAATGGCAGTAATACCGTTCCAAGCTACTCCTGTTCCGTAGCTACCATTTGTCTCTATCGGATATAATGCACACTTGTCAACACCAGTTTCATATAATTTTTCGCCAGTCTGATCCCATTTAAGTGCTGTCATAATATTTTTCCTCCTTGATCAGTAATACAATGTAAATGTGTTATGGTAGAGGTTATCTGCTTTATACAATCGATCCATTGCACAGTATGGAAACTGTATCAACTTATCCAAGACTGGGTTATCTGGTCTGTTAGATATAACCGTCAGTTCATACTGAGAATCAATTTTATAAATAGAATTTCCGGCATGTGCTGTTCTCGGTTTTATCTTTGAATAAACAATTGCCGGATACTCCATCAATCTGTCTTCAGGTCGGTTGTAATATACTTCCTTAGATCCTAGTAGCTCTTCCAATTTACTCTGAAGTTCCACTCGTGTTCCCATGGTATACTCCTCCTACTGTGAGAATCAGTCTTGGATGTTCGACCTTAACATCGGTCACTTTCCAACGTGTTCCCATAATCTCGACATATAAAATTGATGAATAATGATACAAAAGATAAGAGTCGGCAAGAATACTAATCTGATTCGAAAGATTAATATCATCACCGACTCTTTCTGTAGAAACTTGTCGTTTCCAATTGGTTGTTAGTATGTCTCCCTGGGTTATATACTCTACGATAGAGTCATCGTAATATCCCGGTTCTAGCTCTACCTCTTTTTCCGCAATACCTATTTTCCCGCACCACTTAGACATAACTAACCCTCCTATAAAAAATTATGCTGCTTCTGTCATTTCAGCTGTTTTACCAACAAACTCAATAGCAACTGCAGCATATGGCTTGATCATTGCTCCTGATGCACGAGTCTCCATCAGATATTTCATTGCATTGAAATCAATATCGAAATCATCGAACATGGTTACTTCTCCACCTTTATCAGCACCAACGTTGTAATCATTAAGATTTACATACAGACCTCCAAGGTAATGTGTATCAGCCCCTTTTACTCTGGACAGATTTTCCATAACCGGTACCGGAATAATCTTGGATACGCGAAGAGCTGTAGCAAGTTTCTCCATTGTGTCATAGATAACTCTTCCATTATTATCTTCAAGAAGCAGGCAATCTGTAAGCAGATCTTCAGGCATGAACATTACCGGATTTCCGGATCCCTTGTAATCTTTTCTGGACTTCTTGCATCCACGGACAAATGCCTTTGCTTTCTCATCGGATGTTGTGCCCTTTGTAATATTGATGGCATATTTTACAGTATAAACATCGTCATCTGTCCAAATTGGTCTGATGTTCTGCTCATTGATCTTGTCATTAGAAGAACTATTGCGTCCATCACCAACGAGAATAGCACGAGCCATTTCCTCATCCAGCATGAAACGCATTTCCTGTTTTAACCAAGCGATAACATCCAGTTCTGTGATATCAAGAACATCATCGCGATCCAGCTTCTGTTTCTTGTAGATGGTAGTAGGTGTAGTTTCACGCTTAAGCATTTTGAATAC